GCCCTGGGCCGGCACCTGGCCCGCCGGATGCCGGGCAATCACATCGCGACCCGGGCCTACCGCCGGGCCTTCGATCGCTGGCTGACGGCCCCCAAGGGCTCGGGCGATACCACGCTGAGCCCGGACGAGCGGCGCGCGCTCTCCATGGGCGTGGCCGCCCAGGGCGGCTATACGATCCCCCAGGAAGAGTTCATCGCCGAGCTGATCAAGACACTCGACAACCAGGCCATCGTCCGCGGCCTCGCCCGCACGTTCCAGGTCCCCCAGGCGCAGAGCCTCGGGGCCCCGACGCTCGCGGCGGATCCGGCTGATCCGGATTGGACGAGTGAGCTCGCGCAGGGGTCGGAAGACTCGACGATGGCCGTCGGGCGCCGGGAGATGCACCCCTGGCCGATCGCGAAGTACATCAAGGTCTCGGATAAGCTGCTCCGGGCCTCGCCGCTCGGCATGGAAGGGATCGTCCGCGACCGCTTGGCCTACAAGGTGGCTGTCGCGCACTCGACCGCCTTCAATACCGGCGACGGCATCAACAAGCCGCTCGGCCTCTTCACGGCCGACGCGAACGGGATCTCGACCGCGCGGAACGTCGATGTCTCGACGTCGAACGTGATCGACCCGGACAAACTCATCACGGCGCGCTACACGCTGCGCGCGGGCTACTACCCGAACGCCCGGTGGCTCTTGCACCGGACGTACCTCGCGAAGATCCGCCAGCTGAAGCTCGGCTCGGGCCTGATGTATGTCTGGCAGCCCGGCCTCGCCGTCGGGGCGCCGAACACGCTGCTCGACTTCCCGTACTCGGTGGATGAGTACGCGCCGGCGTTCGGCGCGGGCACGGGCGTGAACATCGCGATGCTCGGCAACTTCGACTACTACTGGATCGTCGATGCCTTGGACGTCCGGCTGCAGCGGTTGGACGAGCTGTTCGCGCTGACGAACCAGGTGGCCTTCGTGATCCGGGCCGAGACGGACGCCCAGCCGGTGCTGGAAGATGCGTTCGTGCGCTGCATCGGCACGCTGACCTAAGCCGGGCTGAGGGCGGGCGTGCGGTCCTCGGGCCGCACGCCCACAGGCTTCCACACGTAAGCGAGGAGATTCACGACATGAAGCCCACACGCGTCACGCTGGTGGCGGCGGTTCTGACGGTACTGCTGGCCGCATCGGCCTTCGTCTATCAGGGACAGGACATGAGCGCCATCGTGGACAGCTTCCCCACGATCCCCTCCGGCCAATTCTCGGCCACCAGTACGGGACCGATCATCAATGTGGCCGTCACGGGCCGCGCGGTGGACCGATCGGGGTACGCCTCGTCCTGGGTGTCGATTCAGGCCGGGATCGTCGATAATGTGGCGACGATCGCCTATGCCGTGCTGCAGGATTCGAGCGTCACACCGGCGCAGGCCTGGACGGTGGTCGATTCCGTGCTGGTCGATTCGACGGACGCCAAGCAGTACAAAATCGCCTACCGCGGCACGAGGCGATATTTGCGCGTCATACAACGCGCCACGGCCGCCGCGGCGGACAGTCTGTGGGAATCCATCGTGGTCCTGCAGAGCGGCAAGCGGGCGCGGTAGGGCATGTGGGTCCGCTTCCTCGTCGACTGGGCGGGCCCGCAGCAGGCGTTTCACCCGGCGGGCGCGGAGCTCGAGGTGGACCAGGCCACCGCGCAGCTGCTGCTGCACGGCGCGATCGCCGAGCCGGTCGCTCCGCCGCCCCTCGAGTCGGCGACGATGGGGCCGCCCGCCGTTGCAGCGCGGGTCGGCCGGTCGAAGTCCCGCAAGGCGCGCCGCTAGATGCGCCAGAAGCTCTTCCTCCTGACGCCGCCCGCGGCCGAGCCCGTGACGATCCCCGAACTTACGACGTTCCTGCGGCTCGACACGACGAATGCCGAGCCGGCGCCCGGCGCCCTGACGGCCGCGCTCGCCGGTCTCGGCGCCGGCAACGTGGACAATGGCGACCATCGCTATCGCGTGACCTTCGTGACGGCGGATGGCGAAACGGACGGCGGGATCGTCTCAGCCGTCCTGACGGTGGCGAACAAGACGGTGAACGGTCAAGTGGCGCTCACCGCGGTGCCCACGGGCGGCAGCGCCGTGACCGCGCGGAAGATTTATCGCACCGTGGCGGCCGGCAGCACCTATCTGCTGCTCACGACACTCGCCGACAATACGACGACCGCCTACACGGACAACACGGCCGATGCGGGGCTCGGCGCCGGCGCCCCGGCGGTCAACACGACGCAGGATCCGCTGCTCAAGTCACTGCTGACCGCCGCGCGGCAACACATCGAGACGGCAATCCTGCACCGGGCGCTGCTCACGCAGACGTGGCAGTTGTTTCTGGATGCGTTCCCGAACGCGCAGTGGTTCCTCGAGCCGCAGGGGCAGCCGGTCGACAGCCGGATCGGGCCGCGGTGGCGGGGCCTCGATCTGACGCGGCTCGAGCTGCCCATGCCCACCCTGCAGACCGTCACGTCGGTGAAGTACATCGATGTGAACGGCGCGCAGCAGACGATGCCATCGGGCGACTACGCGGTCGACACGAAGCAGGATCCCGGCGTGATCCAGCTGCTCGCCGGCAAGAGCTGGCCCACGGCGAAGGTGCAGACGCCGAACGCGGTGACGGTCGAGTATGTGGCGGGCTACGGGGTCACGGCTGCGAGCGTGCCCGAGGCCGTCAAGACGGGCATCAAGATGCTCGTGGGCGAGCTCTTCGAGAACCGGATGCCGCCCGACGCGGCGATCGACGAGCTGCCGTGGCTCGACCGACTGCTTGCCTCGCACCGGGTGTTCCTGACATGATCGCGGTCGGGGCGCTGCGCTACCGCGTGACATTGGAAGAGCCGTCGAACGTGGTGGTGAACGGCAACGCAACCATCGTATGGACGGTGCGAGCGACGGTCTGGGCGAGTTTCGAGGCGGACACCAGCCGGGAGGCGCGGTTGACGGGCGAAGCCACCTACCGGATCGGATTGCGCTATCGCGGTGATGTGACTGCCCGCTGGCGCGTGGGGCTCGGGGCGAGCCGCAAGTTCACCATCGTCGCGCCGCCGCAAGATCCGGATGGGCGCCGCCGCGAGCTGCACGTCCTGGCGACGGAGATCCTGGGCTAGTGCCGCTCAACGTCCAGGTGATCGAGCGGCAGCCGGTGCCCGATGGGCGGCGGTTCTGGGATGTGGTGGCTGGCTTGCTTTCGCGGGCAGCGCGGCCGACGGCCTCCCGCATGCAGCTCCGGGCCCCGCACGGCAAGACGGGCAAGCTCTCACGGCGCGTCGATGTGCGCGTGACACGGGTGAATCAGGGGCTCGTGCAAGGCGTGGGCGTGGATTTCATCGTGGCGGTGCCGTATGGCCATCTCGTGGCCCGCGGCCATCGGATCATCGCGCGGGGCGAGCGACGCCAGGGCCTCAAGCTCTCGAAGGGGGAGCGCGCGACGCGGCGGACGGCGCTCCTGCGGCGCCGCGGCCAGGGATCGACCGGCTTCGTGCCGGCGAACCCCTTCGCGAGCGCGACGCTGCAGGAAGATCAGGCCGCCATCGTGCGGGGGATCGAGCAGGGACTGACGGATGCTGTTTGACGCCCTTGAGCGCGTTTACACGGTCGTCAATGCGAACTTCAACGCGGATCTGACGACGCTCGCGGGCCTCAAGAGCGTGACGGCGTTTTCGGCGGCGATCGTGAAGCGCGAGACCGCCGAGGTCATGCGGAATAAGTACCAAGCGTTCCCGGCGATCGGGATCTACGCCATTGAAGCGGTCACACAAATGGCGGACGGGGGCTTAGGGGGGAAACGGGATGCCACGGTCATGGTCGGCGCAGACCTGGTGATCGTGGGGACGGATCCGGTGCTCGTGCAGGAACAGATCGAGCTCGGGGCCGAAGTGCTGGTCAAGGAGATGTGCGAGCGGGTGCCGCAAGGCGCGAACACGACGTTTGCCGGCGGGCTCCAGAAGGACAGCGTGCAGGTGACGATCTCGGATGGCTACACGGATGAGCAAGGCGTGAACTACATCGCGCTGGCGACGGTGCGGGTGCCGATCTTTGACCGGGACAACACCACATGACCAAGAAAACCGAGATGTCGACCGCGCCGCTTGAGCCGCCGAAGCCCCCGCTCCGGACGCGCGTCCCCTTCGAGGGGCCGAGCCCGCGCGAGTACGAGTTGCTGGAATTCCAGCGGCAGCGGGCGCTGACGGACGAGGAAGCCAGCGAACTGCGGGGCGAGCAGGACACCCGCACCGAACATGAAGCGAACTGGGCGCAATATCGTGAAGAGCAGCGCGCCTATGACGCGCAGACCCGGGGGACCTAATGCCTGAACTCCTCACCGTCGAAGGCATCGAGGTCAAGCGCGAGTCGGTCTATGCCACCGACCCGACGCCCGCGACGTCCGATGGCGTGCGGCTCGCGAAGAACATGTGGAACAATCTCAACCCCGACTACAACTGGGAGAACGATCGCAGCGCGGTCGTCTCGGGCTCGATCATCCCCCTGAAGGCCGCGCTCCCCCGTGGCCGCATGGCGAAGCTCGAGCTCTTCGTCGAGATCAAGGGCGCGGGCTCAGACGTGCCGCCCGAAGTCGCGGAGCTGGAAGTGGCCTGCGGGCACCCGGAAATCGACGGCACCGCCCTCTGGACCTACGGGCCGTTGACCTCCGGTACGAAGGGCTCCTGCACGATTTACGCCTACACGGGCGGGCTCCTCTACAAGATCACGGGCTGCCGTGGCCGCGGCCGGCTGGAGCTCGCGAACGGCGAGCTGGCCGTCATGCACTACACGATCTTCGGGATCATCGCGACCGATCCCGCGACGACCGCGCTCGCAGGCATTACCTACGACGCGACCGAGCCGATCGCCGCCGTGAATGCGGGATTGACCGTCGGTGGCGTCGCGCTGGACTGGCTGTCGATGGTGGTGGATTTCAACGGCGTCGATGCGCAACTCCTCGCCTCCGGCAATGCGACCGACGGCATCCAGATGTTCGACTTCGGTGACTCGAATCCGACGATCGAGCTCGTCGCGCGCAAGCTTGCGCTCGCGACATATGATCCATTCGCGGATCGCAAGAACCGCACGTCGCGGACGCTGCTCTTCACGCTCGGGCCCGCCATCGCCTTCAATCGGCTGAAGCTTCTGGGCGCGACCGTGTCGGTCATGAAGCACGACCTGCTCGAGTCCGAGGGCTTCGTGAACTACCGCCTGCTCTATCGCATCGAGGCGGGCGGCCAGTGGCAATTCGATTGAACACGTAGGGAATCTCTCCGCCGCTCCTCTCCTGGGCGGCTCGTGATGCTGCAGGTCACTTCGGGCGCGCGCCTCAGCCACGCGCCCACGCCGCTACCCCCTCACTTCCTGGGACTATCATGCCCGACGAATCCGAAGTCATCCAAGCTGACGTCTTCGTGGAGTTTCGGTTG